AATTGGTCTCTTTTTTATCTTCATCACTTAATTTATTGTATTGTCTCTTTTTTATGATCTTCATACCAGCCAGATCATTTCTCATTGGTGCTACTGAGTGAACATTTAAAATCATATAAACTTGTAATAGTGACCTTTGTCTAGTATTCAATCTATCTAAATCTTTTAATTTCATAGCTTTTAATTCATTTCCTATATCAGATATTACTTGATGGAGTTCTTCCATTGTAATTACATTTTTACCCTGCTTCTCAGACCATGTGCCTTTGGCTGAATCATCCTCATATTTTTTATTCAATTCATCTCTGTAATCAGAATATTTTTCAATTAAATCATCAGTATTACCCTTGTTATTCATAGCATACAAATATATAATTGCTGAGTTCATATAATTTCTAATTGTAGAATAATGTAACTCCTTACCATTTTCCTTTTTCTCCATTAGTTTTTCTTTTACTTTATCAAGACTTTTGAGCCAATCGATACCTCCCTTGATCTCTCCATCATTCATTATTTTTGATAATTTCTTTATATTAGCAATATACATCTTAATTGTAGAAGGTTTGATTTCCTTCTTGAGTTCCTTTCGGTTTTCAATGATTTTTTGTTCTAAGTTTTCATCCATTTTTATTATTATACAAGATTTTTTTTTTAAATATTTTACTTACTATTTTGGAAAGTTGTATTGTTCTCAATAAATGGAATATTTAAAATATCACATACAATTTTTTTGAGTAGACCACCCAACTCTACATCACCAATATTTTTATCTCGGAATCTATCCTTGTTGATTGTATTATCATTATGACAAATACAAATAATTATTTTTGAGGCATCAGTACATAAACATTTATTCTCATTGAAATCTATCATATTACAGCCTTCACCCTGGGAACTCTTCTTGAATCCTCCCATTGATCTACTATGTTTTTTTGTATATACCATACCAGATTCATGTATCATTCTTTTTTTATCACATTCAATACCAGTTAATTTAAAATTATCATCTGGATAACAAAATATCATTCCTTTTGTTCCAACTAAACTGCAACGTTTATCACTCTTCATTACCTCAATACTATGTTTCAACCAACTAGGTAAAAATATATCATCTGTATCAAGATTAGCACATATCTTATGTGTTGCTATTTTAGTTAAATTATTTCTCTTCTGACCTATTGACATTTTAATATTTTTATATTCATACTTAATAGGAAATCCAATAATTTCTTCAGCACGTTTTATTTCTTCTTTTGACTTAAATAATCTTTCATCTGAATCTCCATCTTTAGAATCTAATATACACCATTCTAATTTATCCTTAGGATAGTCTTGTTGTTGTAAATTAAAAAGCATAAGACGTAGCCATTTAGTTCTATTGTAGCAGGGGGTAACAATACTGATACAAGGAAGTTCCATTATAATATAAACTTAGAAAATAAAATTTAAATATTTAACTCACCACCACCATGATGATGATTGTTGTTTTTGTTTTTCTTTGTAATTCAAATGATCTAATATTATTTTTACATCATTTTTTAGGGATCCCACTTCAAGTTCTAATCTATCTACTTTTACTTGTATTTTTTGAATAGGCTTCAATGGTGTATTATCTATTTTTTCCTTTTCTTCTTTTATGGCTGAGATAATGATTGAGTCCTCCATTTGCTTTAATAAAAGAAAATAATATTTTCCTATCTTCTTCAACTAAACCTTGATAAAACTCTTTAGCTGTATGATCTATCTCATACCTTGGCTGACCTCCAGCATTAATACATCTATGCTTACTTATATGTAAAAAAGATGGAAAATATAATTCATTCATATAATCATCACAATACCAGTTCTTAATTGATGGATGAAATAATCGATTAAATATAGCATAATGTGTTTGAGTTACTAGAAATTGAGTTATAATTCTTCCATTTCCGTTAAAGCATCCAGCTGTACCAAGCCCTTTTGTCTTCTTGAGATTTGTGATACCAGCCTCCAGCCAGCCATTATCACAATACATGATATCATCCCCTGCAGCATAGTAATAGTCGTTAAACTCTTCAATAGCTTTTTTGTATAAGATATTCCACATAAGTGTGACATGACCCTTGGGAATGTTTTCTTCAAAAGGATAAAATTGGATATTAACATTGTCCCAAGTTGAAAATAAATCATATATTTTAGATCTTTGTGTTTTGTCTGAATAGATTGTATCATCTTTATCTACTCCAATATAAAATTTATACTGATAATCCGAATTGGATGTCTTTACAAATGATATTACACTATTCCATAAATAAGTATCAGTGATACAATTCCATTCACGATTTTTTGTAGTTGATGGGATTAAAATTGCAACTTTCATTTATATTATAAAATATATATTTTTTAAGGTTTGTCCGTATAATATATTTTCCTATCAATATCAATACAATTTTTTGAACCTTTTTCAAATGTAACTATGAAAGACAATCCAAACCAATCCCACACTTTCAACATAATACATTTTTTTAATCCATATCCATGATTATTCATATACTCTATTCTTTTAGCTGTTAAATTATTTACACCAATTAAATATGATATTACTCTTGGATTTAATGAAACACTTTTTTCTAATATTTTATCAATACAACTATAAGGAGGATTTGAACAAATAACATCAACCTCCATATTAAAATCAAAAAAATCTTTTCCTTCTAATATCTCACTCCATACTTTATGATCGGTGGGAAAGTTATTATAATAATTTCCACTATTTTTGAAAGGATCGTACCATATATCATCATCTCTATAATCTATTAATGAAATATGTTTTTTTGCAAGTTCTAATGGAGTAATAAATACATCATTAGCTTTTGTTCTTTTTTTTATACCTCTTGCTTTTTTACTTTCCATTTATATATCTTCAACAAAATAATCTTTAATATTTTCCTTATGAAAGTATTTACTTAATCCTTCTACTTCATCATTCGTCCAACAAGTAATATTCATATATAAATTATTGAGTCTAGTATATCCAGTTACAATGAAAACAATATGTTCCCATGATGGAATATGAACTTCTTTACAATTCGGCTTATTGTATAGATCTCCTTCACGTTGATAATCATCTATAAAATAATTTGGATTACTTTCAGGAGTCTTTGTAATCTTTAATGTACCATCCTCAAGTTTTTCAGTTTCAGGTAAAAACTCTTTATAGTTACAATCTATTCCCATAATATGAATATCATTGAATCCAAGGATCACAGCAAATAATACAGCAACAGAACCACTACACCAATCAACAAGGTATCTGAAAGGATTTCCACGTTGTCTCTGAAAATCTTCTAAAAAGATAACTTTTTGATTTTCAGCTAATTCAGGACAATCCCTTAAAATACTTCTACTTAATAAATATCCTCCTTTACATTTATCATCTTCAATCATTTTTTTGATATCTTTATGATTAGAATGTAATACAACATGATCTACACAAACATAGTAATCTGGATACCAATCAATCTTCTCCCAGTGTCTATAGGCAAGGCACATCCCAATTGTTTCATCCTTAATTTTTGTAAAATCAAAATCTTTGAGTGTTGCTCCATTTCCAATTACAGTGACTTTTCGGATTTGACCTTCTTCAGACATTTTATAATATTATCAAGATTATTTTTTTATATATTGAACTTATAAATGGATTTAAAAACTCCGAGGAATATACCAGAAAATATTGAAGATTGGTCTCCAGAAATAGAAGACCTACTTAGTGAATGGGGTGAGGTTGCTTTATGTTTTCAGTATTTACATAGTTTCTCTCAAAGAAAATATAAAAAAAAATATCATCATTTTCAAATACCTATCATTGTATTATCTACATTAACAGGAACAGCAAACTTTGCTACTGATAGTTATGTACCACAAGACTTCAAACAAGGATTCTCTGCTGCTGTAGGCTCTTTAAATTTATTGTGTGGTATACTTGGGACTCTATTAAGTTTTTTGAGATACTCTGAAGTCTATGAAGGTCATAGAATATCTGCTTTAGCTTGGGCTAAGTTAAGTAGAAATATTGAAATAGAATTATCTTTACATGATAAAAAAAGAAAACCTTGTAGAGACTTTTTAAAAGTAATGAGAGCAGAATATGATAATTTAATGGAATCATCACCATCTATTGATTTAGATGTAATACAAATGTTTAATAAAAAGTTTGATGGAAAATATGATGAGGTTAGAAAACCTATCATTGTCAATGGGTTACGAGAAATTAAACCATTTAAAGAATCTAAAGAAGAAGATGAAGCACTTAAAGAAGTTATAACAGAGTCAGAGCCTGAACCAGAGGTAGAACCATAATTACTTAAGATTAAATCTTTTCTTATAATTAGATATATTTTTTTGTAAAGATGTCGTGTCCCCCCATAATAAGTAATAACTTAGAAACCCTGCCCTCTTATAATCACCAGTCTTCAGATCTTTTTTATGTCTTGCTCTGTACCTCTCTCGTCTATCTTTGTCCTTATGTTGTAAATAGTCTGACGCCCCAGCACTACCGAAGTGAGTAGTCTTAATTTTTTTAATTTTACCATCTACCTTATGGCTGAATACTGCTGTATACTTTTTTCCTTTTGCTGTTGATGGAGTTATTTTCATATAAACAGGCATTTATTATCTATTACATTTTTTTTATGAATACATTTTGATGACCAATCAATTTACATTCAAATCCTTTACTGTATAAGGTTACACGTATCATATCATAATCACATTTTTCAGGATAGTCTGCTTCAAAAATTATCATTCTTAATTGATCATAAAAGTTTGGATTCTGATAAAAAAACTCTCCAAGAAATCCTTCACAGTCTGCAACTAATACATTGAACTTTAATTTATATTTTTCTTCTATTTCATGTAATGTATATGATAATATATTTGATTTATTATTTTCTACAAATGTAGCAGCATACCCATCTATATAATCATTTATATTTGTTAAAGATAATTTTGTATTACTACAGAATCCTTTCAGAATATGAAAATCACAATTATTATTTTTTTTATTGATTTCTAAAGCACTCCATACACGTTCATCGGGTTCGACTGATACTTGATTTTTTTTATTTTTAAGATTTCTATTGATAAGGCATGATACAGTTCCGTATCTAGCACCCAGTTCTAATACTACATCATCTGGCTCAATATATTGTTTTACCAATCTCTGTTCTGTTACTTCAATTAAGTTTGTATTTATTTTTTTTTCTTTCATATCTATAAACTCCATGTTTAATATTCCTAGTCTATACATTAACTTACAAAAAAGAAATGATAGAAAAATACACATTGAAAATCAATTGAAAGATTTTAAAAATGTAACTAGAATAGAAGCTGTAGAAACTGATGATGGATACAAGGGTTGTGTTCAGTCTCATATTAAAGCATTACAATATGCTAAAGAAAAGGGATGGGATCAAGTATTAATATTTGAAGATGATTTTGAATGGGTTAATAAAGATAAATTTGTTTATCCTGAAATTGATTTTGATGTATGTTTACTAGAAGGACTTGTAAGACATAACAGAAAAGAAAGTGTTTCGTGGAACTACAATCGTGTAACAGAGGCACAACACACAGGAGGTTATTTAATTCAAAAAAAGTTTTATGATACTCTTATCAATTGCTTTCAAGAATCTTATGATGAATTATGTAAGGATCATTGCAGAGATAATTATTTAGATATCTACTGGTGGAAGATACAAAAAGATAATATTTTTATTTATCCTACTTTAAAAATTGGTAAACAGATGGAAAATTATTCTGATATTAAAAAAAAAATAATGAAAAGATAATCTAATACAATAATAAATGCCGACATACAAACAAAAATATAACAAGAAGTATGGATACAAACTAAACGAAGATCATAGTCTCTCAGAGATTTCTAAAAAAACAGGTTATAAATTGTCTGGATTAAAAACTATACAGGAGAAAGGTGAAGGAGCTTTTTATTCGAACCCTAAGTCAGTAAGACCTCAAGTTAAATCTGCTACACAATGGGGAGTAGCCAGGGTCTATGCTGCTATTGATCCTTCAAGTAAAGCACACAAAATTGACAAAGTTCATTTAGTTAAAAAGAAATAATTTTAGTTTAAAATATTTAAAAAAAATCTTTGTATATAATATAAAATAAATGAGTAATAATATGTCTAATAATTCTTTTACCCTTACTGAAAGATTCAATATTAATAATGCTAATAAACTCTTACAATTAGGTTTGCTTGACGATGAAAAGAAATCAAGTCTTAAAAAATATATTAAATATTCCAACAATGGTAAAGTTGTTGTTAGATATACTATCAATGAAATAGGAAGATTAACTATTCGTATCGATTCAATTAAAGTAGATAAAGAGGGAAATCCTAAGGATACCTGCCGATGTCAATATAACATGAATAGAATCACTAAAGGTTCTATTTGTAATACAATATATGATGATTTAGATGTTGTCAATTGTCATCCAGTACTACTACAACAAATATTTGAAAAGAAAGGATATAATACAAAAACACTCTCAAAGCTAATTACAAAAAGAGATATTATATTTAATGATTTTAAAAGAAAAGGTATTGATCGTGATTCATGTAAAAGTTTATTTATGGCTATCTTTTACGGAGGTAGTCCTGAGAAATGGATGAGAGATAATAATATACCTGAGATACCTAAACTATTTTACAAACTTGAAAAGGAAATGATTGAAAACAGAGACAAACTATTATTGGAAGATGGAATGGTAAAATACATTATGGAAGCTGAAAATAGAAAAGGTCAAAATGGTTTTAATCTCAAAGGCTCAGCCCTATCCTACTACATACAAACTGAAGAGTGTAAAGTTCTTTTATGTATGTATAACTGGTTAATTGAAAATAATTATGTTGTAGGTGCTTTGATTCATGATGGTTTGCATATTGAAAAATTAAATGATGAATGGTCTCAAGATTACGTTAAAAGAATGTTAGAACAACAAATCAAAAGTAAAACAGGATATGAAGTTCAATTGAAAATTAAACCATTTGATGTACCAGAAGAAATAGATGAAATGATTACAATTGAATCTGATTATGAAGGAGGTCAAATAGTATCAGATAAATTAAAAAATGATTACATTCATTGTAATGGAAGAAACTTTATGAAAATTGATAATGTATGGATCTCACGAGAAAAAGATATCAAAGAAGAATTAAAAAATATAATAGCACAATTAAATATTTTTATGAATGATGAAGGAGCATTGAGACCATACTCAACTATGGCCACTGGTTGTTCAAATATTTTAAAGTTTGTAACTCCTACAGAAGATCAGGATTTTTTGGATAAGTTGTTTAATAGTAATTTTAGGAAATTATGTTTCAATAATGGTTACTGGGATTTCTTGAGTAATACACTCAAGCCCTATGATACTGAGACGTATACTGCTGTAAAAATAAAAAGAGATTATACACCTTCTACAAAAGAGTTCAGAGATGAAGTCTATAAAAGAATATTAAATCCTATTTTTGCTAATGATAATGAAATGAGAGATAGTTGGCTCAATACAGCTGCTAGGGCATTAGCTGGAGAGATTGAAGATAAAAACTGGGTTGTCTGTATGGGTGAGAGAGATTGTGGAAAAGGTGTTTTAGTTGGAATGCTTGAAGCTGCTTTTGGAGATTACTGTAGAACAACTAATGGAGAAAACTTTGTATTCAAAAATAACATTGGAGATAGTGCTAAGAGTTTTTCATGGTTAATACCTTTTGAGTTCAAAAGATTCTGTTTAACAAATGAGATTACAAGAGATGAAAATAATACATACAAAATGAATGGAAATATATTGAAAAAATTAGCTAGTGGTGGAGATGTCATTGAAGCAAGATTAAATCACCAAGATGAAATTAATTTTCAAACACAGGTTCGTCCAATGATCTTCTGCAATGATTTACCACCTATCACACCTACTGATGCTAAAGAGACAAGTTCTATTTATTACTTCCCATCTAAATTTGTTGATGATGAGAGGGTCGGAACAACAGTTAGAAATCAAGAAACAAATGAGATTATTATTTCATACCATAAGAAAGACGATAACATTAAATCTTGGAGTAAGTCTAAAGACGTAGTTAATGCTTTTGTGGATATACTCTTTGAAAGTTATGGTGAAAGGTTACCATTACCCAAATCGATGGCTGAGGCTCAAAAAGATTTCAAAGAAGCTGAAACTGAATATACACTACTTGACGAACTACTATTATACAAGGGGCAGACTTATGATGACTGGGATTCTGAAAAAGATTGCAGTATACAAAAGCAGGTCGGCTATGATGATATTGTATCAACTAAACAATTGAGATATTTAATTACTAAAAAGCAAATCAACATGAGTCCTCAGAAATACAATAAATACCTTACTAGTCGTGGAGGTATCAAATGCAAAATAATGAGAGACGGCAAATCATTTGATGGCTGGAGATCTCTGAGAATACTTGATGATGAATAGATTTAAAAATATGATTATAATATATATTGTAATAAGATGAAACGGAAGATTAAAAATATTTATGATTACATTGATACAGATATAAATGAAGAAGTGAAAAAATTATTTACATTCACGGGAAATAGAAAAGATCGTTTAACACTCAGAGAAGTTAAACAAATATTCAAAGACAATAATTTACAAGTCAAGAGTAATGATGTAAATAAATATTTGAGAATAAATGGTTGTATGAGGATAAATATTAAGAGTCCAACAGGATTTAATGAAGAAGGATTAATAATTACACGTGAGGCTGGATTTTGGGGAATTACCAAAAAATTACCAAACATTACAAAATAGCTCAAAATGAGTCCTCCCCATAAACTCCTAGTCCGAGTACATATATAAATTTTATATACTCTTACTCTGCTCTCCTAATATATAATATATTAGTAATTTTGGTAATTTAAGTAATTTATATATATAGTATATATATATAATAGAGTATAATAAGAGCATAAGAGACCATAAAAAAAATTACCAAAAAAAATGAAGTTTGGTAATGTATTTAGTAATTTTTGGTAATGTTAGACTTTTTAGAACCTTTCCGACCCTTGGGGGCAGTATAGCCTTTAAAAACTTTTTTAGGATTGATCTTTTTATCTTCTTCATTTTTTTTTGGTAGGTTAAAGCATTCATTGTTGTCATACATCTGAGGTTTAGTATGTTTCGGCATTTTTATTATAATTATTATTATATTTTTTTTATATTGAGAATATTATAAAAATGTCATTGGTAATATTGTCAAACAACAAATTTGAGACTCTAAGTAATGTTGATGTTATTCCAAGAGGTCTCGATAGAGCATTTTCATTTACTAACAATTTACAAACACCTTTGGTTATTCCTCCCAATAGTGAAGTAGCATTGCAGAGTATTAAGATGAATAAGGATGGTGTATTTTCTGTTGGAAGAACTAATTCAACTATGTATCAATATATCGGAAAAAAATTAACTGATGATTTTACATTTGAAGAATCTCCTAGACATCCAGCACTTATCCGTGTAGATCCGTATGGAGAATATAATTCTGAAGACTATGTAGATAATGCTCTTATACCAAATATGAATACTGGTATTTATCATCCTGATCTACAAGGTGAAGCTAATGCTTCTGTAAAAAGAGGAACAGGAAATGTTTTTGAAGGTTTTAATTTAACGTATGATAAAAAGTCATCTGCCTCAGGTACTGATAACAAACCAACTCAAGACAGTTCACCATCGAATCAAGCAGACTTTGTAAAAGGAGATCTTTGGTCTGATGGTTGGGAATATACAGGAAGTAATCATAGATTTTACAAAAGGTCTACGAATGCTTCGGAGAATCCTAGAGCATTTGCTCAAATAAAATCATCACCACTATCTTGCACTCAAGGAAATTTTCAAGTTAATTATGGGAATGCTTCAAATTGGAGTGTTGGCTTAAGTAGATATTGTAATCCTCAAGTAAAACATGTAGCTCCTGATGGGACTCAAGTATTTAGATATTTTGCATCTCCACCCTATTGGAAACATAATGGAATGGGTTTCTATGATTATGTAGCATCATCTGTATATAATAATGCTTCAGATATCTATGAACTACGTTTATATCAATCAGTTGCTAAAAGACAATCAGGAGGAAATTTTACTTTTGAAATGGAAGAAGTAGATTATTGGAATGGAAGTGGGAGTCCCAACTCTGAACCGTATGATTTAACTGGTAATGCTTCTGCATTCAATCATATTCAATTTACTGTAGATGGTGAAGCAGTTGATGTTACATTAACTAAAGGAGTATCAGCAACTCCATCAAAAATATGTAGTCCAGATTACCAAGCATCAAATAATAAAACATCTTACTTTAAACCTGTTGCTCAAACTTGTGCTTATTTATATGGTAAGATGGAAATTAGAGGAACAGCAGATGGTGATGCTAGAACAGATAATTATTTACAAATTCATAAATATGAAGGTAGAGATATAACTGGATTTAATTATGATGGATATGATACTACAAAATCAAATAGCATTCCATTAAATGAAAGACTAACAAACCATGATTGGTATGCTACACTATTAAATATAAAGAGAACAAAATATCTAAATACTGTAGATACAAGATTATATAATGAAACTGGAGTTCCTACAGAACACGATTTTGTAAGAACTTCTGGAGGAAAGATTGCCTACGATGTAGTGCCTATTCTTTCAGAAAGTAAGAAATACAGACCCACTCTTGGAGCAAATATGTCAAATATTCTTGGATTTGATAATACTGCTGTTCTTGAAACACCTACAACCACTAATGGTTCTGCTGTAACATTCTCATCTACTGTAGTACCTAAACTAGTAGCAAATGAATCTGTATTTGTAAGAGTAAATAATTTAACACAAAGAAGTATCAATGGAGTTACTGGTAATCAGTCTCAAATTATTTACCACTGCCCTCGTTTTGATAATAGTGGTAATGAGACAGGTGGATTGTTTTTTGAACCTGGTGAAAAAACTTATCTTGATCTTAATAATGCAGGCCCATTAAGTATTGGAGATTTTTCAGTTGATTTAATTGATAAGACAGAGAAGTTTGTCAAGAGTGCTGTAGGTTCTACAGTTGTAGTGTTACATATTAGACAAAAACATAAGATGTAAAATAAATATTTAGTTTATACCTTTTTTTAATTATTTTTTAATGAAATACAATAAAATATAAAGTAAAATATAGAGAATGTCAAATATTTTACCTGAAATTGTAAATGATCCTGATTTAATAATTGAAACCCCACCACAATCTGATACTGAGGAGGATGAACCACCAGAGCCTGTTAAAGAAAATATTAACACAGATGAAATATTTGTAAAGCAGAAGAAGACGACCGAACCTGTAGTAGCACCAGTAAAGAAAGAGAAGAAACCACGTAAGCCCATGAGTGAAGAGCATAAGGCTAAATTAAAAATTGCAAGAGAGAAAGCAGTTGAAGCACGGAAACAAAAAGCAAAAGAAAGAAAAGAAATGAAAGAATTAGAATCAAAGGCTAATCAAAAAAAGAAGGCAAGTAAAAAAAAAGAATTAGAAGATATTGTCAATGATGTACCACCACCAAGACCTAAAGCAGATATAGATCCTGATATAATACAGAAGGCAATTGATGAAGCATTATTAAAAAATGAACAATTAAGACAAAGGAGAAAGGCAGAAAAAAAGAAAAAGCTTGAAGAAGAAGTAGAAAGAAAAAAACATGAAGAAGCTATCAAGCAATTGGTATATCCTCCAAAATGTTACTATGGTGATTCTGGATTTTTTTCAAAGAACGTTTTTAATACACATTAAAAATATAATGTATAATATAAAGATTAAATTAAAAAAATAATTTCTAAAGTATAATATACAATGGAAGGTCCAGAAATTATTCCTATAATCGATGAAAATAATGGAACAGCAAAATACCACCATCCTAACTTGCCTGATGTAGGTGTAGGTGTGAAAGGGGCTGGTGAATGTCTCCTCATGATAAGTCCAAGACAGACTGGAAAAAGTACCATAATTAGTTCACTTTTTCTAAATGATAATTTTTATGGTCAAGATTTTTTCCCTGGGGGTGTAGTTGTAATTAGTCCCACAATCAATATGGATAGTACAAGTAGATTTATGAAAAAGAGATTCGAATGTCATGATACGTATAGTCCTGAATTAATTCAAAATATTATACAAAGACAAACAGCTAAAGGAGATGATGATCCTACAAAAGAAATTGCTTTGGTTCTTGATGATTGTGTGGGAATGCTGGATAGTAACATAGCAAATCTTGTAACTCGTAGCCGTCATTACGGTATTAAATTATTAGTTATATCAGTTCAGAAGTTCAGAGGTGCTGTAGATCCTATTATAAGATCTAATGCTACCTCTGTAATTGTAGGAAGTCCTTTCCCTAATCAACGGGAACTTTTTGCAATTTCGGAAGAATTTGGGGATTTATTCAAGGGTAGTGAGAACTGGTTAAAATTATATAAACAATGTTGTAAGAAGAAATATGATTTCTGTTATATGAAATTATCAAAGAATCCCCCTGAGATGTTCCATAATTTTAGGAAACTCGTAGCTACTGGAGGAGCAGATCAAAGTGAAGAAGAAAAACAAGATGAACTAAATAAATTAGAAAATATCTCTCAAAATTAATTTATAATGAATAATATAAAACAATGGACGGCTATAACATGAGTAGTGCTATTTCCCTCGGGAACTCAAGAATGGGTGCTGTAAGTAATCTTAATGAAAGTATAAGACTACAAAATAAGACGGCAATAGAGAATGCTTCTAAAGCAGCAAAAGTTGCTGTAGGTAATGACGAACAAGAAGGTATCATGTCTGGAGTTAAAGATGCTCTTACAGAATCAACTGCAATGAGTAATTTTAAAACTACACTAGATTCTTACAATGAATCTGTTAAGAATGCTGGTAAGCCTGGCTTTACTGAAGTAAAACCGACACCAGATGAATTAAAACCAAAGGCAGCAGCAGCAGGTGAAGAAATAGATGAACTTGCTGAAAAACCTTCGGCTGCTATTACAACAAGTGAAGGAACATTTGCTGAAGGTTCTGATGTATTAACTAAAGGTGCTAAGAGTGCTGAAGAGGTAGGAGAATTGGCTGGAAAGGGTGCTAAGGTAGCTGGGGCATTAGGTAAAGGTGTAGGAGTTCTAGGTGGACTTGTTTCATCTGGTATGGATATTGCTTCAGAATATGAAAGTCTTAAAGCAGGAAAGGGTCTTGCTGGAGATAATTTTGGAGAAAAACTTGGAAATCTTGCTACAATTGGAGGTACTGCTCTTGACATGCTTGGATTTGTCCCTGGTTTTCAATTGGCTGGTGTTATTGGAACAGCACTTCAGGCAGCAGGAGGATTATCTGAGGCAGCAGGTGAGGCAGTAGAAACAGCAAAGAAAATTCAGACAGATACAAAACCAACAGATCCCCCACCACTTCAACAAGTAGCACAGGCATCTCTTGCTGGATCTTTTGCTGCTACAAGGTAATTTTTAATTTATTTTTTTTTATTTATTTTTTTATATTGTTTACATTATAAAATATGTCTTCAGGATTTTTCGTAGCTGATAACAAGATTCCACTTAAAGAGGATTATGTTGCAATTCCATCTCAAAATGGTCTCACCTATGATGCTCAAAAAGTTATTGAATTTTACATTCCCCCTAATGTAGAATATTTCAAACCTCAGAACTCTTACCTCCAATTCGATTTAACTATTTCTCAAGATACCAATGCTTGTAATACTCGACTCCAGTTAGATGAACTCATTGGTGGACAAGTTCTCATTGATACTATTCGTATTCATTCTGGGGACAAGACTGAATTGCTTGAGGAAATTAGACACTACCCAGTTCATGTAGCTATGAAGTATGCTTATCATTCAAATGAAACTCTAAAGAATCTTAGAGCATTAAATGAAGGTGCTGGGGTATGGACTCCTGATTCTCGTGGAACTCGTGGCTCTACTAAGTCTCAACTTGCTAATCACAAGTATTCTCCTTATTACAGTAATGTAAGTGCTGATCCTACAAGTGAAGCATTTACGAACTCAAATAAATACACTCAGTGTAAGTTGAAGCTTCCCCTTCATACTGGACTCTTCCAAAATGACCGTGTTGTTCCATGTGGATTAATGAATGGTTTATTTATTTCTATTCTTACATCAGAAAATAAGAGATGCTTCCGTCAGTTAGATAGTGTAAATACAAACCGTAGACTTACACTCAATCCACTTTTCCACTCTCTTGATGGTAATACTGCTTCACCAGCATCGTGGCAGAATGGTTCTGATTCTAATGTATTATTTATCAAGCATGATAACAACAACTGGGAAGTTGATAATTTCCCTCTAGTTGTTGGAGAAAAGATTCAACTCAGAGATACTACTAAACAATATGAATTATCTGCTAATGCTGTTATTAAGACTATTGAAACTTCTGGAACTGGAGCAAATAAGTATGTTAAAGTTACTCTTAATGCTTCTGTTACAAATAATGGTTCGGATATTACGAATGCTGGAAATGTTTTCCTATATTCTACCTCAGTATCTAGTGCTACAACATATTCTCCGACTTACTCTATGAGTAATGTAGAACTTGTCCTCAATCAAATTGATCTTGGTGCTAAGGCACAGCAAGAGGCTATGGCTGACATGAAAGCAGGAAAAATGATGGTTTATGATTTCCTTTCAACTCAAGTATACAATTATTCTCAACTCAAGGGAGACCGTGTAGCAAATATTGGAATCCCTGGTAATCATCAACGTGCTAAGTCTGTTATCTGTGTTCCTACGGATGCCTCTGTATATTCGGCAAAGGATCAGATTTCTTGTAATGGAACTTATGAAATCCATGCTAACTCTTACGACCATACATTACTTTCTTCTCAAAGTGGTATTGCTGGAATCTCTAACAGACTCACAGAATATTTCTTTTTCTATGACGGACGTAATCAGCCATCATTAAATGTCAATACGGAAAAGATTTCTTCTAAGAGTTCTGTAGATGCTATTCCTCTACTTGAACTTGATAAGGCTCTTCAGGCTGCTGGTATGCCTGCTCTACAGATGTCAAGATTCAATGAGAACTTTGCTGTAGGAAGAACATTTTCTCTCAATAATGGTGTGTATGACATGAGAAACAAAGATTTACGTCTTAACGTTCATTACCAAGACGTAAGCAACCCACCTGAAAAGGATATGCTCTGGTGTAATTTTGTATACCACCTTCGTAGAATAGTTATCCGTGGGGATGGAATTCAAGTTGAAGTATAGATATTTTTGTAATAATATTTTTTAAAATAATCTCATCTAAAATAATATATATTAAGTATTATAAAAATGAGTATTATCTACAACGAGATACAGCCTTCGAATATTAATTCTACCCAGAAGATTTCCCACAAGCAAGGAAATCCAATTGTTTCTTTCCTAATAGGTTCACAGCCTCATCTCCTTGATTGTGGTAGTGTTAGACTTTCTGGAGATATTAAGTTCTTTAAGGATGCTAGTAGAACTAAGCCAACTACTGCCGATCAGCTTGGTATTGATGAAAAACTTGCTCTCTATTCAATTATTGATAAAGTAACTATTACATCTCAGAGATCTCGTCAGGTAATCGAAACCATAAACCATTATGGACGTTTCCTTGCTTCATACAATCCTTATGTAGCATCTCGTGAAGAAAAAATGACTTTTTCAAACAATCAGTCCCTTTCTGTACCTAACTATGAAACTCAAAAGAGAGAATTAGTTGATTTCCCTGCTACTGCCCATGGTTCAAGATTTTGTGTAAATCTTCCAACAGGGGTCCTATCTTCAGGAAATTTACTACCCCTTGATGGTACAGCACTAGGGGGGGTTGAGATTTCACTAACATTAGCCCCAGATGCTCAGGCATTGTATGCTCTTAATGGTTCTACTACTGGTCTTACGGATGCTTTTTATGAACTAGAAAATGTCCGTCTCCACTGTGAATTAAATGTTCCTCAGCAACAGATGCCTTCTACAGGTCAAATCACATACAATGCTATTACCTCGTATTTCAATGTAATTAATTCGGCTAATGCTGTAGTTAATTTCAATCTTGGAACTTCAAGAACTCTTGGAGTTTTCATGAATATGTGTCCTTCTAAGTATCTTAACAACTTAGCATATAATTCGTATGCTACTACTACTCCTCTCAACAGTGATGGTACTCAAGCAGATATAAAATCTATAATTATAACCAAGGCAGGCCGTCGTATGCCTTTTAACTTTAATTTAGATACAAATGTAAAGGATAGTGAAAACACTACTGTAGTAGATCCTCAAGTTGTAACTTTTGCACGTGATAGTATTAAGCCAAATAATATTAAGTCTCAGATATCTCCTGTAAATACGAACAGACTTTATTCTGGAGCAACGACTCCTCTAACTGCTGAAGGAGGTGTAATGGAATGTATTGGAGTTCCATTTGATACTTCTGGAACTGGTGTAGGTGAAGATTTTTCTACAACTCCTTTTGGTATCCAGATGGAGGTAGGGCTTGACAGTGATTCTCCAAATGCTCTTTTCCTTTTCGTCCATTCAAGACAGACTATGCTATATTCTCCTCAGGGCATCCAGATCGTAGCCTAAATGAAGTTTTAATTTTTTTTTTTATTTATTTTTTTATGTAATTAATATTATAAAAATATGGCTAATATTCAAGAAACTCTCCCTATTGACCCCCCTAAAATGGATGAAGGAAATGTTCCTAACCTTATTAAGGTAGGAGAAATTCAATCTAATATGGCTATGGATGTCACGTCTGATGTACTTGACCCAATTGTCTGCAATGATGTATCTTGCCGTTTTGTTTTACAGAACAAGGGTTATTTACATGATGGTTCAAGAATTACTTTAGCTGTAAAGAAAAATGCTTCAACTGCTGATGGTGCTTTTTTCCCTCTTGGTGTAGGTGTTCACAGTCTAATTCGTAGAGCAACTCTACGTGTTGGAGGTAATACCGTAGATGAAACGGATGATTACAATTTCTTTAAGTCCTATGAGTCTATGTTTATTTCAAATGAAATGAACAAGGATCGTGAAGCTGTAATGAGTGGTCGGCAGATGTGTCATGAATTTGTATATGATAATACTGCTGGTTCTCAGTCAAATACTGCTGCTGAAGCTTATGGTCTTGATACTGGTGTTGAACCATTTGGTGGAGCATTAAAGAATCGTGTATACACTGATCTTAACAATGAACCAACTTTTTCTGTAACACTTGGAGAATTATTTCCTTTCCTAAAGGGAAAGAATCTTCCTCTTTTTGCTATGAAGCAAGAAGTAATGATAGACCTAGTATGGGAGCCTCTAAGTTCTACTGGTAGAGTTTCTGTAGATGCTAATGCTTCAACTGGTACTGAGTTCAAGATTGATACTACAGAGGTTAAACTTGTAGCAGATTATATTTTCTATGATGGTGCTGAAATGTCTCAGAGACTTGATAAATTTATGAAGACTCCTACTCAGTTTGTATTCAAGGATTACAGACTTACAAAAACTTCTCTTTCTGTAACAGATGCTAAGAATAGTGTAAGAAATCTTGGTGGTGCTGGACGTATTGTTACTCGTGTTATTACTGGTATTCATGATGATAACAGAACTGATAGATATATTCTTAACAAATATTCTGCTGTAGCACCTGAAAGAGATTATACTTCAGGAACGAAAAAGAATGGTACTCTAACTACAAATATTCGTATGAATGATTTCTTTGTATTCCCAATTGATTTAAGTAATAGTGCTGTATTGTTTGATAAGACTGCAAGGTCTGAAAGATCTTTCCCATTTGTTACACGTGAAGAATATTCTGCTGAAGGTGATGTATTAACTTCTGAAAATTTCCACGGAACGGCACAGAATGGTTCAACTGGTCTTCTTGGAAACTTCTTTTTCCAGTCATACAAGCTTCCTGTAGGACGTGTCAATGCTCGTGGTCTAGAACTTACTACAAAGTGTGATGCTCTTGCTGCTCTGACTGGTGATCAAACATACACTCAGAGAACTTACATTGAAATCGAAAAGGTGGCTGAACTTCGTGATGGTTTCCTTACTGTTGGATTTAGTTAAATAAAATAAATTACTTTTTTCTTTTATCTATATTATATAAATGTCTAATCAACCTCAAGAACAATCTTATGTTGATGTGAAATTATTAGATTGTAGTCGTAGAGCTTCAATCGAATATACTTCTGGAAATGAAGCAAATAATGCTATCTTTACAAATAAATTAAACTCTGGTATACAATTGGATGTCGGAGATACAATCAACATTCATTCTGCTATTGTATCAGAGAGAGGAGCTGGAGGAAAAACAATTGAACTAAAAGGAGATTATTTAGATACTGTAAGTATTGAAAATATTACAACAGCCACAAAGTATAAAGATGATAATTTTTATTTGAATACTGGTTATAGAGAATCACTAGCAAAATATGATGCTGTTTCATATAATTCATCAACATTTGAAAAACAATTAAATGATAATCAAGTTCACATGACTTTACAATATTATAAAACAACTAATGGAGAAAATTGTTTCTCATTACCAAGATTGTATGCTTATGATATGGATAAAAAAGGAACATCTGTTTATAAAGCAGATGATTGTAATTTTGAAGGTGCTACAATAACACAACTTCAAAATGGGACTTTCTGTGAAAGTGATTATCAAAGAGATAGAAATGCTTCTGCTGTATTTAGTGATGATAGACTTTTGAATGGTGAACTTGTTAAAGTAAGACAAGATGGAACTAAATTTACAATTTTCGTCCATTATGGAACAACATATTTAAATAAAGATACAACAGTTCCAAAAATACCTGACCTTGTAGGTGTTTGTAATGCTAATGGAAGTATTGATCCAGCCGTATCCACTTATAAAAATTATAGAGAATTAAAAACTATTACAATACCACCAGGACGAAGGTCAGCCGATTTTATTGCTGAAGCATTTACTCAATCATTACAGAATGCCTCTAATTTAGATACTTATGAATATTTTAAAAATGAAAATCAACCATCAGGTACAGAATGCTATGATAATCAAGGAGTTATAGCATCTACATATAAAACAGATACTTATAAACCTTTTCTATGTGCTAATGGTTCTACTTTTAATGCTTCTAATTTTAATGAAGCAGTTACTTATGATAATAATGCTAGTTTAGGAGATGATACTGGTATAATAAGTCAAGAAAGATTAGACTGGGTAAATAATTTTACATTTGTAGCATTCAAAAGACCTGATTTTGTAATATCTGGGAGACGACATTGGTTGAATGATATTGCTTATCAGGGACTTAATTATACATATATAACACATATAAGTGATGATAAATTTGGGGAGGGTGAATATAGAAGAACTACAATAGAATTTGACCAACTATATAATGATTTTAATTGTTATATTTTATCAGAATGGTTGAAAACTCAAGAATTATATCCAGAACTATGGGATTTAAGAAATGCTTCAAGTCCTTATCATAGTAGAACACAAGTAGAAGTTCGTGCATATCCTACAAAAACTGTAACGAATGCTAGTGAAAATAATATTTTAATTGAAATACCTTATCCCCTTTTAGATCCAGGGTTATCATTAGACATACCATATCAGTATGTAGGTAAAAGAGAAATAACATTAACAAGTGCTTCTTTAACACCTAATACAGTAAGAGTAACAAGAATAGAAACGAATGCTTCTGGAGATGAACAAACAATTTATTTTCATGGTTTTACAAATGCTGTAATCAATGCAAGTGTTGATTTAGATTTTACTATTACAGATACAATGGTAAAACCAACAATAGATAATTCAAGATTTTTACATTTAGATATGGTTCAAGCCTTTGACAATGCTTCAAAAACCACTGCTCAAGAAAGAAAAGAATTTGGTTCAGATATGTATTATAATCCAGCAAGTATTGGACTAAATATTCCGAACATATTAAAATATAATACACATTCTCAACCTTTATTTTTTACGTATATAAAAGAAGATGAAAATAAATTTTATGCTAATCCTCAATATAATGATACTACAAAACAATTATCATACGGAGCATTTTTAAAGGGACCAAATGGTAAAATCATGATAACAACAGAAAGTTTAGGAGGAATACCTCAACGTTATTACAATAATAGTTTATTTTTTATAGGAGGAGAAGAAGCAGTAGGAAATGGTTCTTACAGTGAGCCAAAATATAAAAGACATATAGGATATGATCCACATTTTTCTGCTTATGGTAATGCTGCAATAGGATTATGGTCTCCGTCATTAAATCCAGATAAAGCAAATAATTTTGTTGTAGGATTAAATACATTAGATGTTAATGGAGAATATTCAGTGCCTGGTGATTTTGATGAACTAGGAAAAATAATTAATGAGACGTATATAGGTAGTTCTGAGCCTAAATTAACTTATGATACTTCAAAAGATAGATTTGGATTTTCTGATTTTTATACTCCAGAATATTTAGGTAATGAAGGAGGTGCTGGAGATGATACTGATAAGAATCCTGTAAGAGATGGTAAAGCAAAAGTATATAAAATAAATAAAAGATTAATGAGAGAAAACTTTGCTCCTGGAATGGGACCTTATACTCTCGAACAAGGTCAGTCAGTTTATAAAATAGATGGAGGTACAAAAGTTACAAACCTTACATTTGATTTACCAAATAGAAATATTTATCCAATGTCTATCATAGATTCACATAGTGGTATAGCTATTGAAAGTTTTGGGATATCTGAAAGTAAATGGGAAAGATCATTAATGGGAATATTAGGATTTTCTTATGATTCATTACAAGCATCGATATCGGCAAGTAATACTATGCAACAGAGAGTGAATACATTCAATCAGAGTAAATTAAATAAAGTAACAACTCAAGGAGAAATTAAAGTAGGAGATACATTAATATACAATCAAAATATTTTTGGAGCAATTATGTATAAGCCAAATATATTTTCATCTGGAGGTATAAAATCAGCCGATGGGGGAAATAATGAAACTTACACGTGGAACTCTCCAATTTCTTTGGATACAGATAGTTTAACATTAACAGCAGACTTTGTACCTAAATCAATGTTAAATCCTTTTTTCTCAATACGTAGTGATTTAATCGATGATACATCAGCATATTTTGGATCTATAGATAGTGGACAAAATCTCCCTGTCATGGGTGTTGTAATGAAAAATTATAATTCAGGGGATTATGTATATGGTGAAGAATCATCAGTTCAATTTACTGTAACAAAGCCAAAGGTAGTAACTAGTATTACAACAAGCATTACAGATCCAGATGGTACATATAGTAGAGTAGATGATAGTTCAGCAGTTGTATATAAGATTCAAAAAAATAAATCATATCCTGTAAATTTATTACAACAATTATTTGGAAAAAAATAAAAATATCTGATACTATAAAAAAATGGAAGTAATGACATCACATGATTTGGGACGTATACTAGATATATTAATGGAAAAGGAAGAGACAGACTTAATTACAAAATTAAGAATACACTTTGAAGAACTTTTTGATGAAGACTATTGTCCATCAAGAAGAGTAAAAAAAGAAAGATATTCCGAATCAGAAGGATCGGCAGAAGAAGAAGAAGAATATTATACAATTGAAGACGAACACGGATTTCTAAGTTTAGCTTAGACTATTAGAAAATTATTTAGATGATTATATCCATCCCCTACTACATAATCCATTATGAAGTCAGCATTGTCTTCTGTATCAAAAATATTTTTTATTTGTTGATCTGTAAGGTTTTCATCCCTGTGAACATCCTTGATTTCCTCCATCTTGACTTCATTGACAGCCAAAATAAAGTCATTCATAACTTCATCATATAGTTCCATATTTTCTTCTTTTTCTCTTTCAAGCTTCTTAATATTTTTTCTCTCCTGTAGAATCTTAGAGATTAGGTCGAAGGGAAGTTGTGGAATAGGAGCCATTGTTATTGTATTAGATAATATAACTACGAGCCTAATCTTTATATAGTTTTAATCTTAAATTATGACCTTTATTCTTTTTCTTTTTCGGCATTACTAGGTACCCATTCATTTCATCATTTTGAATAATACCCAGCCTCAGTAGAGCTGTAATACAGCACAAGAAATAAATATGATCCTTACGATAAATAGGTTGATTATTTTTTTTCCTTTTCGATATTATATTACAGAATGTAAAACATATTTGAATTAATTTTTTAATAGGTATGGCTTTGGAATTATAAATAAAATCTTCTCCTTGATATAAATAATCTTCTAATTTCTTTTTTTTAGTTAACGGGAATGAACTAACAAGCAATCCTTTGTAATAAAAAGTGATAGAGCCATGAGATCCTTCAAAAATAGTCATTTAATCTTAATATATGACTTATATATACCTTTAAATAGTTAAAAAACGGGTAAAATGACCCTAAAACGGCAATATATGCGTCGGAAAGCACATAAAAGTAAAATATACAAAAATAAAATTATAATTTTATTCAATTTTTTCTGTATATACCGACGCTTGGGGGCATATTTCCAGTTTAAAAGGGCTATTTTACACGTATTTGGGTCATTTAATAAGTTTTTTACTTGTCATCTATCCTCATGTCTTGAATTCTTTCCTTAAAAGATTTAATTACTTCATCAGATTTTATTTTTTTCTTTATTGTTTCAATGAATGATTCCAAATTATCATAGAACTCTTCATTCTCCTCAAAGAACTCTTCATTTTCTTCAACTATACCTTCCCATTCTTCATTAAGATCTCTAATGATATCTTTTTTATCATCTTTACCTTTTCTTCTCAAATATTTTGTATACATTGCATTTACTTTTGCTGATATTTTACTTTTCTTTTTTTCTAATTGTCTTTTTGCTTTTGCTTGTTCTGGTGTTTCAGTTACTTTCTTTTTAGGTTTTGGAGGTATATCAATATCGATTGTCTTATACATGTCATAAGCCATTATCTTTTCAATTAACTTCATTTTATTGTCTGTAGTTCTCAGGGGTTGCCCACGAGATTTCTCTAATTTTTTACCTTCAGGAGATTTATTCCACCTATCTACAACATCTCTCAAAACAGAAACATCTTTTATTCTATTTAATCCAGCCTTTATTTCTATAGCAGGATTTACTTTTCTTTGTTTCTTTGGTTTCTTTGGGGCTTCATCCTTTCCCGTTAGTTTTTTGGTTTACCTAATTTAGGCAATTTCATCATATATGTACTCTTAGTCTTACCATCTACAGTAAAAAATAATTTAAACCCTACAGGATCATCTACAGATTCAGCTCCTGTAGCTTTTATACCATCTTTTTCAAAAAGTATTTGTTCTATTCTATCGATTTGTTCTTTTGTCCATTGATATTTATTTCTAAAATTATTTTTCCATTTATCTTGTAATTGTTTCAATAATTGTCTTTTAGGTTTTTCTTCCTTCTCTTTCATTTGAGCCATTATTTCTAAAGCCTTTCTTTTCTTTTCTTCGAAATCTTCCTTCTTTTCTGATCCCATATCATTGATTTTTTTCTGAACTTCTTTTAATGATTTAATACCACCACCAGTAACATTTCCACCAGAATCGACTCTCTGATAATAAATAACTTTATCAAATAAAGTATTATCTAATGCTTTACGATTTTTCTCTTTTTCTTCAGCTGTAAGACTATTGTATTTTTTAAGGATGTTTTCTAAAATTGTTTTTGCTTCACCTTCAGCTTCCATGATCATAGAAATTAAACCACCTTTGATACGAGGTTCTGCCTTTTGCTTTTTCTTTGGTTCTTCCTTTTTCTTTTTCTTTGGTTCTTCTTTCTTTTTTATTTGTAAATTCTCTGGCTTACCTGGCTGTACTACAGCAGTTCCAGTAGGTTTCTTAGTCTCTTTTAATTGTCTACGTGGTTTCTTTGATACTGTAGTCTTAGGAGTAGGAGCAGGTGCCTTAGCCTGTGCCTTCTTCTTAGCTGCTTCTTCCTTTCTCTTTTTAATAGCTTCACCTACTTTCTTAACTCCTTCAGTAGGATACTTCTTTTTTTCTTTCTTTTGAGGTACTGGTTTAGCTCCTATCTTCTTCGGAGGTTTCGTCTTAGGCACCATGTCCTTCGTTGCCTTCTTTACAGCCTCCTTCTTCAATTCTCTTTCCTTCTTTTTCTGAGCTACAGCCTTCTCTTCTTTCTTCTCAGCTGCCTTCTGCTTTTGCAATGCTGTTTTTTCTTTTGGTTTTCCAATTATTTCAGCACCTTTCAATGTAATAGTTTCAGTGGATTTACCTACACTTCTAGATATTTTCTTATTTTCATGATCTACCTTATATCCCTTCTTTTCTACTAATTTAATTAAATCATCTCTTTTAGCTCCTTTTGGTATCGTAATCTTAGTTAAGACATTGTGTGCTTTGATTAACTTTCTAATCTCTGCTGCTGTAAGTTTAGCCATCCTTTATATGTTTATATTATAAAAAAAAAATATTTTAAATATTATAATGTTTCATAAATCTCATAGTCGTAAAGATCTTATCGATATTATAAAATTATTTAAGTTACCCATTGAAGATGCTGAGGACTACAATAAGAAACAATTAAGTGAAAAATTATTTATTTGCTTGTATAAAGATATTAAATATATTGAACCAGATAATGATTACTATGGAATAAAGAATTTACATGAATTAAAAGAATATCTAGTCAAACCAAATCAAAAAAAAATACTATCCATTAAAGATAAAAATGAAATAATGAAAATGTCAAAATTAATCATACAATACTGTAAAGCTGGTTATTGTGTTGATTTATCATATTTTAATACAATGGATGATATTTATGTAGAAGCAAGAAGATTGAGCCAATTCGGAGATATCCCCAGTGTTAGAAGAATGTGTCAATTACTCAATAAGAATCCTCATAGTAATGAAAGAGTCTATCCAGTGATCTCAAAAAAGGTTCAAAAAGATTTAGAAATTAAAGAACTTACCTCAAAAAAAGTATTCTCTATGCTAACTGTAAAGAAATCAAAAGTTATTGTTTCGTTCGAATGAAAAATAAATACTTTGAGTTTAAATATTTAAAAATAAAATCTAAGTATATAATATAAAAAATGGAACAAGTAAAAACAAACAAATATCACAACGGGACAATTTACTATTTATTTGATCGGAAAAATAATCGTATATACATAGGTAGCACATGTGCTGCTTTCAAGAAAAGAATGTGTGATCATGTATATGATTTTGAAGCATATATGGGAAGAAAAAATAATAAACAACCTCGGAGTTATAGAACATCTTTTGATATTATTATTCAAGAAGATTATGAAAAAGGTATATTAGAAAACTTTTCTTGTGAAAATAAAAGACAATTAGAATACAGAGAATGTGAATGGATCTTAGCTTTTAAAGAAAAAAACATTGAAGTTGTAAATAAACATAAACCTAATATCACTACTCGTCCTGTTCTTCCTCATTGTTTTTTCCCTCTTCCTTCTTAATATACTTACTCATAGCTGTATGTGTTGAATGCATCATCATATCAGCATCTTTTTCTAACTCTTCTTTTACATTACTATATTTATGAGATAAATATATCTTTCTCAATAAATTAGTACTAACAGACTTTCCCAATCTTTTCTTAAATGTCTTAATTAATACTTGGCTGATAGCATTACGACTCATGGGTGTCCCGTCATTTCTTGTAAGTAAATACTCACTATCATTGAATCTCAAGTAAAATCTCATTACCTTTTTCAATTCAGGAGATAATTCAATACATTTCTCCTTAAATTTACGATTGGTCTTGTAATCATTCAAACAAAAAAACATATTATTTTTTTCCAATACAAGGTAATTGGTCTCTTTTTTATCTTCATCACTTAATTTATTGTATTGTCTCTTTTTTATGATCTTCATACCAGCCAGATCATTTCTCATTGGGGCTACACTATGAACATTTAAAATCATATAAACTTGTAATAGTGACCTTTGTCTAGTATTCAATCTATCTAAATCTTTTAATTTCATAGCTTTTAATTCATTTCCTATAT